AAACCACCAGTGCTCTTTACTTTGTCATGCAATTGCGTGTGACCATGAAGTAATTTAAACAACTCATTTGGTAAGTTGTGAAGTCCACCCATACCCGCAAAAGGTTTGTGCCAATGTGTAGCGAGTGTTTCATTGTCATCTTGTGCGTACTCAGGAGAATACTCAGGATGAACATGAGTTGAAGTATGAAAAGCAATGGTGTTCTTACCTATACGAGATGCTGCGGCACTCTTTTTTGCCATTTGCAATCTTAAATTTACAATTTCATTTATCTCATCTTGAGTAAAAGGAGTCCCCCCTTCTTTACCGGGTTGCCATTTTGTGTCTGAAAACTCAGGATGTTCTTGGAGTAGTTGTCCATCTTCGTCGATACCCAAAAGATAACGGAACATTGCTGAACTCAAACCTCTGCGTTGCTTTGTATCTTGGTCGCCCCGCATTATGACATTCGACTTCCAGTTTATTGTTTGACCTATAATGTTTCCATCATTATCTTTGACAGTTTCAGGAACAGGTACATGCCCTCTATCAATTCCAAAATTTAGATTTCCAAAATTCCTTTGATGTTGTTCGTACCAGCGCAATGCTCTTTCCCAAGATGGCTCTTTACCCGGACTTACATGCTCCTTCAATGCAGCCAAACTTTCTGCTGGAAGAGGTATAGCAGCATCTTCGGGTTCGGGCTTATCCTTGTGCATGATAGCCTCACCTTGTCCCGAAGGGTCACGCACCCAGTGATTATACAGCCCTGAAAACCGTTGATGGAAGTTACGAACCAACCTTGGAGTCCAGTTTTTGACAGGGCTGCCTTCAATTCTCAAAGGCTTATTTTTGTTCGTAGCACCATGTTGTGATAAGTGCTCATACACTTTATTTCGCTGCTCAGGATTAAGCCATTCAAGTCCGAGAAGATAATCCGTGAATCCCAAATTTCTTTGCCAATTTGACTTGGATTGCTCTAAGTGCATACGCCTTAATTCCTGTTCATTGTAGTTTGGAATGATGTCGGGGTTTTGATGTTTCCAGTTGTTGTAGTCGTGCTCATAGATTGCATGATTGGTAGCACCTTCTTCCAACTGACCATATTGGTGTTGATTCAGCATCCAACTTTTTGATGCATCATCACTATGGTGCCGTTCCCACGCCAACTCTTTGCTTGCATCAATTTGACTCTGCGAATTGCCCTCTTCGTCATGCTCATAAAAATCACCTACAATGGCATGCATGTTGTCATGCAACGGGTTCATGTCAGAGCCAAGATAATTGTGCGTTCTATAAGGGTCATCTTCATGACCATCATGCATTTCAAATTGCCGTGAGGCTAATCCTTGACCGGGTGTCGGTGGGACAATGCGCTCATATTGATACGAAGGGTCATCTGCTTCTTGCATCCCTGCTCCATGTCCAATTGCACTTGCGACATCTTGTTGATACACTCTCGGTCCGCCAAAACCAAACTCTTTACCACCAGTCGCCCCCATCTGACCTTCTGCTTCCAAATCGACTACTGCACTTGGACCTGTGGGTTGTGGCTCGTCTTTGAGGAGGACAGAACTGAACATATTGATAAGCGACTCATCGTGCTTAGAAAGAATGTAGCCATGTCGCTCTGCATTCATGGCTGACAAATAAAAGTCAGCACCCGCATCGGGCTTACCTATGCCATCGAGAAGTGCCTTTTCAAAGATGGTGCGATGCCTGTCAAGAGTTTCAAGATGACCTTCTCGCACTACCATCACCAGCCGTTCAAATTAGACGGCTGGATAATCGGTCAATAGACTTCTTCAAATCGGTCATTGTTGGACCGTCGCCGCCCTTGAAATTTTCAAGTGCACCTGTTGTACTAAATGCAGTTGGGTAGTAAGGTGAGTCTCTTGTCGTTACATCACTCATTTCTGAAATTGCACCTTTATTTGCGACATCTTCGACCTCTGTCGTTGCGTTATTTGTGTAATAAAATGCATTTGGAACTTTGCCGGGTTGTGTTTCAAATCGAGCGTGCCCAACCGTTGAGCCTTCTTCCTGCCCGCTATAATCAGGCATACTGCCTTCTTTCTTCGCTATTCTATTTTCTAAGTCCAGTGCTGCTTTGAGTAGTGCACTTGCTTTGTCACTTGCTGGTTCAAATCTTGGTCGCATTGTATCACTCCATTCCTATTTCGTTGCCGACTGCACCTGCACTCTTTGCCTGTTCTGCAAGAGCATGGATGTCAGCCCAATCCATTTTGTGAAAGTCTTCGTTTGTTGTTGGTACGCCGATAGCAAGCCCGTCTGCACCTTTGAGAATAGCAGAGTCATCGACTTCTCCTCGGAAGCCATCAATGATGACATCTTCGGGGTGCTGTGTGTTCATTGCAACAAAGCCTGCTTTTCTAAGCAACACACTTGGATTATTCATCATTTTTTTCAATTGTGCGTTTTCTTCCTTTAGTGATTGAAGTCCTGCATCCATTGACTCCATTTTATTGATAAGAGCACTCATCAATTGCTCTGCGACATTCGGGCTTTCGTCGGACACCTACTCACCTCAGAGAGTTCGGTTAGAGAGCCTTTGGTTAATATTTCCAAATCGGGCAGTTCTAATTGTTCCGGGCAAAACATTTTCAGTGACTTCATGGACATTTTGAACTTCATTCATCTTGCGGATTGGAACTCCACCAGCATAAATGTCGTTGACGCCGACCATTTTTTCTGACTTGATGACTGCACTATCGATGTCTGTACTAAGATAATCAGCATACTTCATGATTTCACTGATGTGGCTTCGTGCAGACATACCATCGTTTTCTTCTAACGCCTTGTAAAATGCATCGACATGTGTCCTCATTTTACGAGCCATTGGGTCTAATTTCTTCAAGTCCATGACAGCCCCATACCATACCTTATCTTTAATGTTGCTCATGCGCCCCTAATGTTTCGTGCATTCATAACGCCCTGTGCTGCTTGTTGAACTCCGCCCATCTCAGAGCCTCGTTGCTGAACGCTTGAAAACGGTGCACCTGAACCCATACTGGTTCTGTTTTGTGGACTGGCTGGTCCTCGATTCCTCATACCAAATCCTTCTCCGCCCGGATTAGCCATACCGCCTTGAGCCTGTCGCCCCATTTGTGCCGCCAATGCTGGTGGGATGTTCCTGCTTGGTAACGCACCCGGTGTTCCCATACCCCCGCCCATTTGCATACCGCCCATCGGCATACCCTGTTGAGGTGTCTGCTGTTGTTCCATTGGGTCAGGTTGTTTGTAAATGAAACGAATATCACGATTTGCATCTTCGACAAGTGTCGGTTTGTAGCCAAGCGCTTGCATACGCTGTGCGATGTTGACTTCCATTTCATCACGGCGCAAACGAGTGACTTCGTCTTCTTCTTCGTTGGGATACAAACTCAGTTTCCAATCGTTGACACCCATTTCTTTGAGCATGCGTGGGAACAAATCACGGGTGTAAATTTTCTGTCCGTATTCCACGGCACGGTTAGTGACTAAGATTTGCAACCCTTCGTTGTTCAATCCGCCACCTTTGCCACTGTCTTGCATGAAGACATTGGATACGCCATAAAATGCAGATATGCGTTGACGCAATTCTTCACGCACTTGTGCGTATTGCATCTCATCCATCGTATCCATGAACTTGACCCATTCAACACGACCACGACCCGTGGACGATTCAACACCGACCTTTGGAACATAGTGTGGGTCGCGCTCCATCTTTTCTTCAACACCCTTCCAAAACGATGCCGTGGATTGAATGTTGTCAGTGGTGATTGCAAGAATACCACGAGGCATCCTTCGTTTTGAGTACATGAGATACATGTAGTTATCCATTGCCGTCAATGTCATGGCTTGTCGCCACATGGTTGCAACGGGTGAACGACCGTACAGTTTGGTTGGGTTAAACTTGGAGATATGCATCACTTCGCCTTCCAAATAATACTGCGTTTTGCCGCTACCTGCCGTATTGACAAAGTGAACATCTTGCAATGGCAAATTGCACACTTCACAATTGGTGTGTTCTTTGGTGTGAGTGTATGTCTTTTCACGATGCACGGGGCAGACCTGATACCGACCACCACGAACACCCCGCTTATCAGCAACAAGACGAATGAATGTGGGGTCGCCACGAACCAATTGTTTCACACGGGTGAACTCAATGTCGCCCGTCTTTTCATCCAAATAGTACTCCTTTTGCAATATGAGAAAGGCATCGTCAATGATGTTCAAATCAAACTCAATTTCCCGCATGACATCCAAAAAACGCTGGTCCATTGTGTTGCGTTCTTCAAACAACCACTTGGGGTACACGACTTCATCGGGGTCGGGGTTGCGGAGATTGCCGCCGCACAGATTGCACTGGTCAACTGCGTGTTGGTATTCTTCAAAACAATCTTCGCATTTTTTCTGGAACTTCTTTTCCCAAAAAATGCCACGGCGAAAAATCTCTTGGGTCAGCGTGTTGATGGTGGTTCGGAGAATGATGGATTCCTGCACAACGGCAAACAACGCAGGGATGGTGATGCCTTGAACGAGAACTGGTTCTTGGATACCACTTTTCCAAAGTGGCATGGTCGGTGCGGGCGTTTCTTTGCGGCGGAACGGTTTTGTTAAACCGCCCAAAAATCGTCTGATGGGTGAATCATCCGCCATTCAACCCACCTACTCTTGCATTGGCCCGCCGCCAGTGAGTCCGTTTTCAAGAATGGTCTTCAATCGTTCCACATCGTATTTGATGCGTTCCCAATGTGGGTTGTCATCCCCGTACATTTGATGCAACACATCAATCAATTGCACGATGTCGCCAATGAGAAAGTGGGCGATGCCGAGTTGTTGTTTTTGGTCGTATAGTGGCTTTGGCTTTTCGGGTTTTTCTTCGCCCATTGGTGCGCCAGTTTCATCCATGTAAAACGATTCGTCGTTCTTCAAAATGCCCACCTTCACAACATCGCCTCCAACCGTTCTGCTTCAATTCCAAGTCGCATCAATGTCGGGTCACGCCATGTCATGATGTCCTCTTCCTTGACACCCCATTCGGCCAGTAGTTCATCACCTTTCTGGTCTGACCAATTATCGTACTTCACCAATTTTTCCAACTGGTCTCTCCGCTGTTTGGCGATTGTTCCTTTACGGGGAGTGTCAAGATATTCCAACACGCAATTGGCTTGATTCTTCTTCAAACGCAAGTGGGGTTCAACGCCCTTCAACACCTTTTGGATGTCGGCTTTGGAGTAAAATTGCAATCGGTGTTGGCTACGCTGACTGCTTTTTTGATACAGTTTCAAATCCAATTGCAACACACCGCATCCCAATGTTTTGTGCAGTTCTTCACAATGGGTTTTGCCACGCTCGCCCGTTGCCACGATACCGACACGGGGTTCGCCACGCTTCGTGATGGTGATGTAGCCGTCAGCGTCAATGAAACCAGCAGCGTATGCCCACGGGTCTTTGATAATCAGCCCACCATTGTCATCTTGAAGCATCCAACTACTGCGCTTTGACCCCTTAACGATGTTGAGTTCATCACCGTATATCCGCATCAAGCCTGACAATTTTTTGGGGGTCAAACCTTTGGTGGCGCGACCTGATGCGATGAGATTGTTGATGATTGTGCTGCTTTCCATCTCGCCATGTTCTTCCATTTGCTCAACGGCAAGATTCAGCCATGATATTTCGGACTTGTTGAGTGAATCTAGTGTGTGAAGGTTGCTTCGCCACATTTTTTTGGCATCATCCTTCAAATCATGCGATTTGACCCACAATTCTTTGTCTTCGGCAGTCCATTCGTCTTCTTTTTCAAGCAGTGAATTGAGGTCGTTTTCTGCTTGTTTATACAACTCACAAGCGTGAAGAAGCACCCCTTTCTTTGATTCACCGTGTTTAATGAGTGCTTTCACATCACGGTCGGTCAATCCGATGGATTTGATGGTGGATATGTAGCCATCCGACCACGAAATTGATGATAGTGCTTGGTTGACTTCGTCTTGTTTCATCAAACGCACGATTTCAATGAGGTCATCAATTTCACTTTTCACCATTTTGTGTTCTCGGCGTGCTGATTTGAGATTTTTCACGATGTCGTGTGCAGATTTGCCGAATGTGTCAAACCATCCGACTGATTTTGCAAGACCTCCCGATGCGGGTGGTTGTTGTGGCTGATTGCCGCCCGTCAATTTTTGAGCCATGTCTTGAATGCGTTGTTGTTCGCTTTGCTGACCATCAGGTGTGTCTTTTTTGGGTTCAGATGGGTTCAATGTGCCCGTGCTTTGGTCGGTTGTTTGTTCGTTGGGGTTTGTTGGCGGTGCGCCCATGATTTCTTGCCCTTGCTGTGGCGGTGCGCCTTTCAGCAACGGGTGTTGATACAGATGTGAACACATTTTGACGATGGTTTCGTCACCATTCACGCTGAATGGGATGTCAAACACATCATCAATAATCAAACTGCCCCACATATCAAATCCCCAACACGCTTTCAGGGAAAACATCGTTGATTTCATCCAAATCAATGATGCGGTCCTTGAACTCAGTCGTAGCCCAATGAGCCAATGCTAAAGAGATTACCATGTCATCGTGACGACCGATGGATTCCAATTTACCTTGCTTTGACATACCGAATAACAACAGTTCTTGCTTCAATTCGGCCATCATATCACGCGAATAATCGTCGCCAACGGGCAGAACCATTTGTTCGCGCTCAAACTTGAGAACCAAACCCATCAGCAACGACTCCCTTTTGGTCTTTGACGAGATGAATGTTTTGATGGGCAGGTCTGTGTTGGCCCGCAATTCAGTGGCGAAGACCCGTTGAAAGTGGTTGGCTTCCAATTCAATCACTTCGGGTCGGAACTTGCTGTTCAAACGGGTGATTTCCATGATTTGTGAACGGAAATCCATGCCTTTTTTGCGTGTGACATGCACGATTTCAAGCACATTGGGGGTATCCGAAGGGGCGCGTAGCACCGTCATCACGGTGTAGTCGGCTTGCCTATCCGACGAAATGGCTGGGTCCCAGCCAATGAAATACTGGTCATCGTGATTGCCCCCGTCTTTTTCACTATACGCCCGTGCAATGAGTGTGTGGTTGCGAGATTCGCACGGAGCAAGAATGCTTGATGGGAATAAACTGGATGCATCGTCAATCGGTTCGCACAGATATTCACGGGTGAATGCCACGGCGGGCATATCCCTTCGTCGTGCTTCCAATGCATCCAAATCCCATCGTTCGGGCCACAGTGGTTCGCCTTTTGCATTGATGGCGGGGTATGTTTCCACCAAGTACCCTGGTTTTGCTTCCAATTCGGTGTAAAGGTCAGTTGGTGTGAACGGAGTACCAACAATGCACAGTTGCGAAGTGTGGTGAAGCGTTGGCACAAGGACTTCATAGAACCACGAAGCGACACGCTTCAGTTCGGTATCGGTTGTGCCCCACAGAATGTCGTCACACAGAATGATGTCGGGGTGAGCGCCACGAACACCACCGCCAACCGACTTGGCAGTGATACGAGAACCGTTGGTGAAACCAAAATATGTCTTTGCCCATGCGTCACGCTTCTTCATTTTAGCCAACATGGGGATGCTTTCAATCATGTCATTGAGAAATCGCATGTGGCGGATGGTCTGGTCAAGACTGTGGCTGAAAATCATAGCGTCAGTTCCAGGTTTGAAGCAGACCTTCCACAACAGATACGACAAGAATGCGACTGATTTGCCGTGGTCACGGGATGCTTTGACGCAGTATCGGTTGTGGGTTTGGAGATTGTGAATCCATTTTGCGTGATGGCCAGCCAATTGCCATCCGCATATGTCTTCAAAGAAGAACTTGAAGTCCTTTTTGCACATCTCAAAGTCAATCTGCTCAATGACTTCGGAAACATCCGTCAATCACTTCACCACCCCTTCAGGATAGCGTTGATTGCGGTAAATGTGTCGTTGCTCGTTTGGATTGGTTGCCCTGCTTGTTGTTGAAAGGTTGAGCCACCCATCATTCCTGGAGTCAATGCATTCGGGTCAAAGGTTGCGGTTTCGGTTGGTTCACGAGTTAGCGTTTGATGTTGACCTTGATTGGGGTCAGGTGTTGAAACGGGTGCGCCCGATGCTGCTGTTGGCGTTGCCTGTGCCCCAGGCAATGGCACGGGGTTTTGTACAGTTCCTGGACCTTGCGGCGATGGTGCGGTGTTCATGCCTTGTTGCGTTTCTGGGCCAGGAAGTGGGACTTGTGCGGCTTCTTGCGGAGGTTGGAGATACGAAGGCAAGTTTGCTTGTCGTTGTGCGGCGGCATTTGCTTGTTGTTGTTGGCCCGCTTGGTTATACGCATTTTGCACGCCTTGCATTGCGGCTTGGCCCATGTTTCTCATGCCTTGCATGGCCGCTCCGCCCAAATTGCGGGCAGCGCCAGCGATTTGACCAACCCGACCCATTGCGCCTTGACCCGTTTGGAAGTTCTGCGCTTGTTGTTGAGCAGCGCCAGCCATTGCTTGACCACCTTGACGGGCCGCATCGCCAGCGATTTGACCGAGTCCACCTTCACCGCCAAAAACGGGTTGTTTTGGGAGATTTCGGTTGCCATACATGGATGCGCCAACACCTGCGAGTGCCCCAAGTGGGCCACCCATCATTCCGCCCGCAACACCTGCGCCGAGATGTTGCAATCCACGGCGCATGGCGGGTGCGGCTCGTTCCGAAGCCCATGTTTTGAGTCGTTGTCCCAATCCAGGTTTGGATGGTGCGGCTTGGTGAGATTGCATGTTGCCACCCGCAGTGCCTTGAGATGCACCGCCACTTAGACCACCTTTTCCTTCACCACCTTCACCAAGACCCAAAAAACTCATTGCCTCATTTCGTGAGTTTCTCCCCAACCCTTTGCCAGGTCTTGATGGGTTGAACTCTTTGATGATTGAATCAATGTATTCGTACACAGCAGTGGACTTGGTGAACTCGTCACCTTGCAAAACCCACGCCATTTCTTGGCGTGTGCCGTCATATTTGTGCATGACTTCAACAGCGGCTCGTTCACTGCCTTTGTAAAGCGATTCCAATTCAAACTCCCGAACCACGCGATTTGCGATGGCTTCATTGAGCATGCTACGGCTTTCGTATCCACCACGGGGGTTATAATCGCTCATATGATACCACCAAATGCCACTTTGACAGTGCTGACCACAGTGGGCGACACTGATAATGCTTTTGCCACATTCTCCCAATCTCCACGGACTTCAGTGATACTGAAAATGTCTTGGGGAGTCAAATCTAACCGATTTGCCATCAAAAGCAAATCGTCATAATTTTGGCGGTTCAATGTGCGTTGTGGCAACATTTTCAACACTTCGGGGTTGCGAGATGCTTCTTTCTTTTGGATGGTTTCCATCGCTTCAAGCAATCGCATTTCAGATTCGCCCAAACCATCCGAAAACGAGAACAAACTGCGTTGTGCTGGGTCTTCGGGTGGCGTAGGGGGTGGTGGAGGTGGTGCTTGCACTTGATGGTGAGCCGCCAACACCGCTTGACTCGGAACTGACCGCCAATCACGAGGCAATTGAGGTGTTGGCATGTCTTCGGCAGGGTGTCCGATGGAGAAATCAATTGGGTTCAGTGTTTGCAGGTCTGGATTTCGCTCAATGCGGGCCTGTGCGATTTTTTCAAAGATGTTGCGAATCCTTTGTGCTTGCAAATGCGGAGTCGTGCCCGCATGAAGCGGTTCGCCACTGTGTGCGTTCCAAACATCGTTCAAATCGTGCCCCATTTCGTTTGCTCCGCCGAACAATGCAAGACTTTTGCGAGCAGATGACACTTTGCCTTGCCCATATCCCCCACCCGTGTATGCACGAGCGTGATTGTGATGCCTAGACCACACCGAACTGTGTTCGCCAGGCTTC